TCAGACCTAGTGCTGCTCCTACATTCGACTTATCTAAGACTGCATAATACTATATTAGTAGTTATTAATTATTATGAACCTCGGTCAATCCGAGGTTTTTTATTGCATAATGAAGTACACTAATAGAAGATAAAATTAATTTATGGCGACCCAATCAGCACTAGACAGATTAAGAAAAGCTGCAAACCTTGAACCAAAAAAGAAAAAGGTTACATTATCTGATGGTTCTATTTTTGAAATGTATGTAACACCATTAACTATGGCAGAAAGAGAAAGAGCACAAAAACAAACTAGAAGTGATGATGCAAATGCTTTTGCTCTTCAACTACTTATGAATAAAGCATTGGATGTAAATGGTACAAAATTATTTAATGCAGGAGAAATTGATGTATTAAAAAACGAAGTAAAAGATAGTGATTTACAGAGTTTAATGCTTGCTGTATTAAATTCAGATCAGGAGGAAATAATTGACCCAAAAGACTAGCTGCTGAGTTAAAAAAAGATAATTTAATGATGCTGCAATTTGGTGTAGCTAAAGAACTAGGAAAGACTTTAAGAGAAATAAGAGATATGACTTTGGATGAGTTAATCGGCTGGAGTGCATATTTTCAAGTAATTAATGAAGAACAAGAAAAAGAATTTGAAAAAGCAAGAAGAAAAAGATAAGCTAGAATAAAGTAATATTGACGCTGTAATCCGTGGCATATCAGGCACAGATAAATATAAAAACTACTGGATTAGCAGGGTTAAATAAAATAAATGCCTCTGTAGATAGAATAAATAAAGCTATTATTTCAATAAATAAAGGTGGCAGTAGAATAAAAGCTGGAAAAGATTTAGTAAAATCAAGTCAAGCGGATTTAAAAGTTAAACAGAAAATTTTAAAAGTAGAAACTAATATAGCTAACCAGATACAGAGACAAAATACTTTAAGAGGTAAAAGAGGTGCTGGAGGAGGATCTACTGGTGGGGGAGGTTCTACGGCTGGAGGAGGAAGAGGTGGTTTTGGTAGTGCTTTATCTAGTGCAGCAATTAGTGGTGCTTTTCCATTATTGTTTGGTCAAGGGCCAGCAGCAGCAGCAGGAGGCTTTGGTGGAGGATTAATAGGTTCTGCATTTGGCCCAATGGGAGGTTTCGCTGGAGGATTAATTGGAACAACTGTTGTAACAGCTTTTCAAGAGCAAGTTTTAGGTTTAGCCAATGCTTTAGACCCTGTTAATGCAGATATTGATACACTTGTGCAAAGATTAGGAAGATTAAGTAAAGCTAGAAAAGAAGAAATTAAAATAATTGAACAATTTAGAGGAAAACAGGCTGCATTAGAAGAAATAACAAAAGAGCTTACAAAGGTTGTTGGAGAAGATGGTGTTGAAGCATTTAGAAAACTTAGAGAATCAGCAAAATTATTTACTGATAAGTTTGTTGATTTTGCATTAAAGTTATCAGCTAAAGCTGCTGATATAGTAAATAATACAAGAGAATTTCTTAATCCTGGAGGCTTTGATCTTGCACAAGCACAAGCTGGTTTAGAATCTATTGATGACCCAACTATAAAAGAATTAAATAAAAAATTAGAAAATCTAGAAAAAGCATTAAAAGAACTTCCGAAAATAAATCTTTTTGAAGGACTTACTTTTGGTGCGTTTAATCGTGAAGGTGTATCTAAAAAAGTAAGAGATCAACAAACAGCAGTACAAAATATAGAAGATACTAAAAATCAGATCAAACTTACTGCTGCAAAGAAAGCTGGAGCAATCATTGAAAAAGATGCTGGTGCTGAACTTAGAAATCAACAACTTAGAACAAGAGAACAAATTAATCAGGAACAACGTCTAAATGAAATAAGGACAGAAGGTACATTTGCTATTTCTAAAGGATTAGCTGAAGAAGTACTTGCTTTAGAAAAAGCAAATAATGAAAGGCTAAAAATATTTGAAAATGAAAAAAAGATAGCTCAAGCAACTGTAAACGAATTGGAAGGAAGAAAAAATTTATCTATTGAAGATCAATTAAGACTTGATCGTGCAAACGCAACTGTTACCAGTATTGAGGCACAAGTAAAAGCTAATGAAGAAAATTTTGAAGTTGCAAAAGATCTTACGATTGAAACTAGAAAGTTACAAAACGCTGCAAATGAAACTGTTGATGCTTTTGAAAAATTGGCAACAACAATTCAAAATGATATAAAAAATGGAATTAAAGGTCTTATCAGAGGAACATCAACTCTCGGTGATTTATTAAATAATGTCGCAGATAGATTTTTAGATATGGGACTAAATGCTTTGTTATTTGGAAATATAGGAGGAAAAACTGTAACAAGTGGTTTATTTGGGTTACTTGGTTTTGCAAATGGAGGTAGACCTCCAGTAGGTAAACCTTCAATAGTAGGAGAACGTGGTCCAGAACTATTCGTACCAAGGAGATCAGGAACAATAATTCCTAATGATAAACTAGGAGGAGGAAGTACAAACATTAGCGTAAATGTAGATGCTTCTGGATCGTCTGTTGAAGGTGATGACTCACAAAGTAGAGAACTTGGCAGACTTATTTCTGTAGCGATACAATCGGAATTATTAAAACAAAGACGACCAGGAGGTTTATTAAGATAATGGCTACTTTTCCTAGTTATAACCCTGTCTTTTCTGCAAATAAAACTGATATTACTAATACCAGAGCAGTTCAGTTTGGTGATGGCTACCAACAAAGATTTACTTTTGGTATCAATCAAAAAGCAAAACAATGGAGTTTAACATTTAATGTTGATGATGAAGATGCAACTGAGATTGAAACATTTTTAGAAGCAAGAAAAGTTGATGGTGCATCTTTTGATTGGTCACCTCCAGATTCATCTACTACTTTTAAATGGATATGCCCTACTTTTACTAAAGAAATATTTGAATTTAATAGAAACAGAATAAATGCAACATTTACACAAGTATTTGAACCCTAATGGCAAATCCTGTATCTGAAACCCAAGCAATAAATCCTGGCTCAGTAATCGAACTGTTTGAACTAACAACAGATGCAGCCTTGCATGGATCAGCAACTACTTATAGATTTCATGCTGGTACGAATGAAGTAAATAATGGAAATATTATTTGGGCTGGTAATACTTATGTAGCAATTCCATTAGAGGCTGAAGGATTTAAATATGCCAGAGGTCAACTACCCAGACCTACACTAACATTTAGTAATGTTACTAACATTATCACAGCTATTCTATTGAACGTAAATACAGTTACCCCAGGAAATGATCTTACTGGTGCGATAGTAAAAAGAAGAACTACTTTAGCAAGATTTTTAGATTCAGCTAATTTTGATCCTGTTGCTACAACAACTACAACAACTTCAACTATTGCCGATCCATCTGACGTAGAAACTGTCACATATACTGTCACAGTAGTAAATGTTGGTGGTTCTAATTATTTTGCTATTAATGGTGTTACCAATCCTGTTCTTACTATGAAACGTGCATCAACTTATATTTTTAATCAGTCTGATAGTTCTAATGTTGGACACCCTTTAAGAATAAAATCTGATGCTGGAGGGCAGCAAACAACAACTAATGCTGGAACGCTTGGGACAGATGCGACAGTAACTTATCAACCAGCATACCCAACTGCACCAAATGATTTGAGATATTACTGTACAGTACACGGAAATGGGATGGGAAATACAATCACGATGAATAATCCAAATACTATTCAGCAACAAACAAGTTCAACTTCTACAAGTCAATCAAATCCTTACGGAACACCCGATCCTACAGCAGAATATCCTCAAGAAATTTATAAAATTGACAGAAAATCAGCAGAAAATAGAGCAGTTGTGCAATTTGAACTTGCTGCTTCCTTTGATTTAGCGAATATAAGAATCCCTTTAAGAGTTTGCACTAGGGAACTATTTCCTTCTATTGGTACATTTATGCCATGAATGATTGGAAAGAAGCTGCTCTCAGCCATGCAAAAGTTGAAGATCCAAAAGAATCTGTTGGTCTTTTGTTGAATATAAAAGGAAAAGAAAGATATTACCCTTGCAATAATTTATCTATGAGTTCTTATCAATGTTTTGTACTTGATCCAATAGATTATGTAAAAGCAGATAATTTAGGAGAGATCACAGCTATTATTCATAGTCATCCAACTACACCTCCAACACCTAGTCAGGCTGATTTAGTTAGTTGTGAAAATTCAAATTTACCTTGGCATATTGTTAATCCAAAAACAGAACAGTGGGGTTACTGTGAGCCAAGTGGTTATGAAGCCCCTTTATTAGGAAGAGAATGGGTGTGGGGGATCACTGATTGTTGGGCTTTGGTAAAAGATTGGTATAAAAAAGAAAAAGATATAGATTTGATAATGGGTACAAGACCAGTAACTCCCGAAGAATTTATGGAGAATCCAATGTCTGAAGAAAATGGAGATGGACATAATTTTTTATTACAAGCAGGATTTAGATTATTAGAACCAAATGAAAAATCAGAAAACGGGGATGTTTTATTAATGTCTATTTTGGCAAAAGGTTTAAATCATGCTGCAATTTTTCTTGATGGGGATGTTTTACATCATTTAACCGATAGACTATCTTGTAGAGAGCCATACTCACCTTGGTTATTGAAATGTACAGGAGGGCGGTATCGTTATGTTGCGTAAACTAAAGTTATATGGAGAATTGGCTAAATTTATAGGCCATAAAGAATTTGAAATCAAGGTGCATAATTTACCTCAAGCTATAAGTTTTTTAGTAAATAATTTTCCAGAGGTTGAAGCCTATATGAATCCCAAACTCTATCAAGTAAGGATTGGTAATTATGAGATCAGTGAGGATGAAATAGATTATCCGATAGGACAGCAGGATATTCATATTGTTCCAGTAATATCTGGAGCAGGAAGAGGTTTTGGTAGGTTTTTGCTAGGAGGGCTATTAATTGGTGCGTCATTCTTCTTCCCAGGTGCAGGATTGTTTGGTACTCAAAGTTTTGGTGGAGTTTTAGCTGCTGGATCTGGTTCGGCAATACCCTTTGTAGGAGCTACTGGAGTAGCTGGTGGTCTTTTAGGGACAGCTATTGGTACAGGTTTAAGTGCTATCGGTGCTAGTTTAATTCTTTCGGGTGTTAGTGAAATGTTATATCCAACGCAAACTGCTCAATTTGAAGATAGTCCACAGATTTCATTTAACTTTGCTGGAACACAAAATACAGCTAGAGCAGGTACTCCAGTTCCTATTGTTTATGGTGAAATATTTACAGGATCAGTTGTTATAAGTGGAGATGTAGATACAGTTGCCGTGAACGCATGACTGATACAAATAAGTACATTGCAGGATCAGGTGGTGGAGGTTGTTTTACTGGTGATACTCCTGTATCTATACCAAATGGCACAAAATTAATAAAAGAAATTAGTGTTGGAGATATTGTTTGTAGTTTTGATGATAAAGGTACTATTTATCATGCAAAAGTTTTAAAGGTACACGAACATGAAAACGAACCAGTTGTAAAATACACGATTTGGGGCGGAAAAACTTTAGATGCGACACCAAACCATTGGGTACTAAATCAATTTAATGCGTTTGTTGGTATAGATACGTTAGGAACTGATGATTGTTTAATTGATGAATTTGGTCATTTAAGACCGATTATCAGGAGTGAAGATATTGGAACGCATACTGTCTACAACCTAACCGTTGAAGGTCATCATACCTTTATAGCTAATACGATTCGTGTTCATAATGCAGGATTAGGGCCAAATATTGCTGGTGCTGGTGGTGGAGGTAGTAAGGGAGGTGGAGGTAGTAGCCCTCCTACTATCGCTCCAGATAATTTACATAGTAAACAGTTTGCTACTTTATTAGATTTAGTTTCCGAAGGAGAAATTGAAGGTTTTGCAACTGCTTCAAAAGAAGGAAGAACTAAAGGCACTGCTGCGTATAATAACGCTGCATTAAAAGATATTTTTTTAGATAACACTCCTGTATTACAAGCCAACGCAAATTCAGCTAATCCATCGGTTTCTCAATTTAATCATAAAAATGTAAGTTTTGATGTTCGTTTCGGTACAGGCAATCAAAGCAAAATGTCTGGAGTACGAGGAAGTGCTTCTAATTTTAGTGTTGGTGTGGAGGTTAAAAATGGTAATTCTAATGCTGTTACTAGGCAACTAACAAATAATACCGATTTAGATGCCGTAAGGGTAACTGTTACTGTGCCTGTATTACAAGTTATAGAAGAAGATGGAGATGTAACTGGTTCTCAAGTTAGTTTTGTAATTCAAACTCAAAACAATGGAGGTGGTTTTGTAACTAGAGTTAGCGATACTATTAAAGGTAGAACAGCAGATGCTTATAACAGAGACTACAGAATAAATTTAAGTGGAGCACATCCGATAGATGTAAGAATAGTCAAAACATCTGCCGATAGCACAAGTAGAATATCAAGAGATTTATTTTGGCAATCTTATGCAGAATTGATAGATGATTCTAATAGATATTTGAATAGTGCATATACAAAATTAAGACTAGATTCTGAATTTTTTAATAGAATCCCCACCAGAAAATTTAGACTACGAGGAATAAAGGTAAGAATCCCAGGAGCAGGAGCTAGTGGATCGGGAACTCCAACTGTAGATTTACAGACAGGAAGAGTTGTTTACCCTGCTGGTTATATTTTTAATGGTGTTATGGGTGCTGCCCAATGGACAACGTGCCCTTCTTTAATACTTTTGGACTTACTTACTAACACTAGATATGGGCTAGGAAATCATATTGTTGATAGTAATTTAGATTTATTTTCTTTTATAACCGCCAGTAAGTTTTCAAATGAACTTGTTGATAATGGATTTGGTGGACAGGAAGCTAGATTTGCTTGCAATGTAAATATTCAGACGAGTGTAGAAGCATTTGATGTCATAAATACTTTATCAGGAGTAATGAGATGTATGCCGATATGGGCACAAGGAGCATTACAGCTAACTCAAGATAGCCCAAGAGATCCTAGTTATTTATTTACGATGGCTAATGTCGGGCCAGAAGGTTTTAGTTATACAGGCAGTAGTTTAAAAACTAGAGCTACAGTTGTCGCTGTCTCTTTTTTCAATATGGATATTAGAGACATAGATTTTGAAGAAGTAGAAGCTGAAACAGCATATAAAAATAAATATGGACTTCATGTAAAAAGAGTAAAAGCATTAGGTTGTACAAGTAGAGGTCAAGCTCGAAGATTTGCAAAAGCAATCCTTTTTGCTGAACAAAGAGAAACAGAAGTAGTGACATTTACTACTTCTATGGAATCGGGAATTATTGTACGTCCTGGAACGATTATCAGTATTGCTGATCCTGGTAGATCAGGAGTAAGAAGAGCAGGGAGAATCAGTAGTGCAACTACAACTCAAATCACTGTTGATGACTCGGATTCTACAGATTTACCAACTCAGAATAATCCTAAATTAAGTGTAATAATGCCAAATGGCACAGTAGAAGTTAAAAATGTAACTGGAATATCAGGCAAGGTAATTACATTGGCTAGTGCATTAAGCCAAGCACCTAATTCTAATAGTGTTTGGATGCTTGAAAACGATACTATTTCTTCTCAGCAATTTAGGGTAATGTCTGTTGAAGAAAAAGACGGCATAAATTATGGAATATCTGCATTAGCTTATGTAAAAGAAAAATATGACTTTATTGAAGATGGTACAGCTATACCAACTCAAGTTATATCTAGCCTAAATTTACTTAAAGATCCACCAAACGGATTATCAGCAGAAGAAGTAATAGTTTTAATTAATAATCAACCTGTTTCTAAGTTAATAGTTAGATGGCAACCTGTTGATGGTGCGTCAAATTATATGGTTAATTACAGATTTGGTAATAATAATATTATTTCTACTATAGTAAGTAGTCCTGATTTTGAAATAGTTAATTCACAAATTGGTGCTTATGAAATATCTGTTTTCACTTTGAACGCAGCTTTAAAAGCTAGTTCAACGTCAAGTGATATTACATTCAATGCTGTTGGTAAGACTGCTGTTCCTGCTGATGTTACAGGACTTACTGGCGAACCAATAAATGAAAAGCTTGTAAGATTACGTTGGAATTTATCAACAGATTTAGACGTTACTCATGGTGGCCGTATTTATGTAAGACACTCTCCTAAAGTTGATGGAACGGGATCTTTTTCTAACGCTACTGACTTAATCCAAGCACTTGCAGGTAATACGACAACTGCGGAAGTTCCTTATTTGGAAGGAGAGTACATTCTTAAGTTTCAAGATGATGGAGGTAGATTTAGTGCTGGTGAAGCAAGTGTAATTCTAGATTTACCAGATAATATAGATGCCAAGACAGTTTTAACAAGAAGAGAAGATCAAGATGTACCAAAATTCCAGGGAACAAAAACCAATGTAGCTTTTGATGCTACAACTAATTCTTTAAATCTAATTGGAGCAGGATTATTTGATGCTGTCACTGACTTAGATGCTGTTGGTTCGTTAGATGATATTGGAGGTATTTCTCCATCTGGTACTTATGAATTTGGTGGATCACCAGGAGCTACTACTTTAGATTTGGGAGATGTATATAGTTTAGATTTAAAACGTCATTTCTTAACAGAAGCGTTTTATCCTAGTGATTTATTTGATGCAATACCAGATATTGATGCTAGAGGAGATTTTGAAGGATTAACAGCGACAAAAGTGAACGCAACTATGCAAGTTCGTGTTACTCAAGATGATCCTAGTAGTGGATCTCCTACTTATAGTGCTTTTCAAACCTTTGCAAATGGAGTGTATAAGGGAAGAGGTTTTCAATTTAAGGTAAATCTAACAAGTGCTGATCCTGCACAGGATATTAGAGTATTTCAATTAGGTTATACAGCCACTATGCACAGAAGAACAGAACAAGCCCCTGCAACAATAGCAAGTGGAGCA